AATCAAGGTCACGCATATCGTAGTGTTACAGTTAAGATTGATGGTGAGACATGGCAGTTCGATGATAATTGTTATGGCACTAAGATAACTAATACAACCGCTTTTACAAAGAGAACGGTTATTGATATATCTCAATTTAATAATGTCACAAACTGGAGCGCTGTTAAAGCTACTGGATATCCTGTAATTATTAGAATTGGTTATAGAGGAAGCAAAACAGGAACAATCACATATGACCCTAGATATAAAGAATATAGGTCTGCTTGTGAACAATATGGCATTGAACATGGATTCTATTTCTTCCCATGTTCTATCACTGATGCTGAAGCACATGAAGAAGCTTTATTTATTAAAAATGAAGTAATAAAAAGTGGTATGGCAATGCCTGTTTTCTTGGATAGTGAAGTTGTTCAGAGAGATAAAAGTGGTCGTTCTGACAATCTTTCTAAAGAAAAGCGAACAAGAATGCTCAAGATTATTTGTGATGATTTGCTGAAGTGGGACATCCCTGTTGGTATTTATGCGTCACGGTCTTGGCTTTACAACAACCTTGATATGAATCAGTTTGCTACAGATACAAACGAAAATACATGGGTTGCTGAATATGGTGTTGATGCCACTAAATATACTGGCATTTATGTGATGTGGCAGTATACATCTAAGGGTTCTGTAAACGGTATTAGTGGAAATGTTGATATGTCATATCAATATAAGCCTTTTCATCTTGTTAAAACTTCTGTTAATCAAGTGATAGAAACAAGTGCGCCAGTAAAGATTGAAAAATCTGAACTTGAAAAGGTTATTGAAGTTGCGAAGAGCGACCTTGGATATCTTGAAAAAGCCCTTAAATATAAAAATAATAAAGAGATTCTTTATGATAAAACAAAAGGGGCATCAGATGAAAATACGACCAAACACTGGTTTGAGATTAAACAAGAATGGCAAGGTCAGCCATGGTGCTGTTGTTTTATAACTTGGGTATTTACAAAAGCATTAGGTAAAGAACGAGCAAAAGAACTGCTTAAGCATTATCCATATGTTTACTGTCCTACTCTTGCTGGATTATTTACAAAATATTCAACTCCTCAAGTTGGTGATATTGTAATTTTCTGGAAGAATGGCGCATATGCTCATACAGGGTTAGTCATTGCAGTTAGTGGTAATACTTTTACCACAATTGAAGGTAACACAAGTGGTGCATCTTCGGTTGTACCTAATGGTGGTGGTGTTTGTCAGAAGACTTATAATCTTAAAGATGTTAATGCCAAATTCTGTAGACCAGCTTACTCTTCTACTACTATTGCATCTGATACAAATAAAGTTGTTGTGTCTGACGATATGCATAGCGTTAAATGGAAAGGTTATGTCAATATTGGTAAGAATACAAAACTTGCGGTGAGGCTTCAGCCTAGCACGAGCGCAAAAGAGTGTTCTTTTAGTGGCTTAAAACAAGGCACTGAAGTTGGTGTGGCTTATGAACAGGGTGATTGGTATCTGATTAAATACGATGGCAAATTTGGTTATGTTCAAAAGCAGTATATTGGTAAAACAAAAGTTAGCGAAGTGTCTAATCCAGACTCGGTAATCGACAATATTCATACGGTTAAATGGAACGGTATTGTTAATACAAATGGTGGCACGTTAAATGTAAGATTACAGCCTACTACTTCCGCAAAAACTTGTAGTTTCAGTCCTCTTCGTAAAGGAACAGAGGTAGGTGTATGCAGTCAGAGCGGTGACTGGTATTTAATTAAGTATAATGGGAAGTATGGCTATGTCTATTCTTCCTATGTAAAACGTAAATAATATATATTATAAATTATAGGGAGGATATACCGATGGACAGAGATTCAATTATAGCAATTTTTATAGCAGTTATAGGTTCAAACGCTTTATGGGGATTTATACAGTTTTTATTACAACGTAAAGATAATAAAGAAGATTGTTTAAAGAAAATAATTGAAATGATTAAAAAACTTGATGAGAAGTTTGAAGAGAAAATTGTTGAATTTGATAACAAGTTGAATCAACGTAACGAGCAGCTTAATAAAAAGATTGATAAATTAAATGGTGAATTTGATGAACGTGGTGCAATTGCGTGTCGAGTCCGTATCCTTAAATTTATGGATGAGATTCTTGAAGGGTGGAATCACAGTTTTGACAGTTATACACAAGTTATGCAAGATATTACAAATTATCTGCGCTATTGTGATGAAAATCCTTCGTTTAAGAATCATCAGACTGAAGCGACAATTGAATATATAAAGAATGATTATCAAGAACATTTGGAAAAGAATGATTTTAAATTGGGTAACTAAGGAGGAATAAATTATGAATATCGCAGTTATTATTGCAGTTGCAGTTTTAATTGAAGGTCTTGTTGAGTATGGCAAGACTATTGCTAATATGTTTTATGAAGGTGACAAAAAGACAGGTGTTACGCAGATTGTAACAATCATTATTGGTATTGCACTGGCATTTGCATTTAATGCAAATATGTTTGTACCGCTTGGACTGACTGTCAACAACTATGTTGGCATGGTACTGACTGGTATTGTAATGAGTCGTGGTTCTAACTATGTTAGTGATTTGATTACTAAGATTGGTCAGAAAAGTGTCGGATAAAAAATAAATAATAAGTAAATAATATCGTGAGGAGAGTGGGTCAAACTACTCTCCTCTTTTAAATTAGAAAATAAATTGTGGAGGATAAATATGAGTTTAAAAAAGAATATAATTTATCTTCATTTCAAAGGTAAACATCTCATCACCTCTAAATCACAATATCAATATAATTATGGGCAATATTTGTATTTTACAGATTTGAATTTGCCTCAAGCATTTGAAGTGCATTTTTCAAATAAAGAAAGAGGCGAATCTGAAACACAGATTGGCAGTAATAAACTTGTAGAAATTCCAGATAAATTTTTTTGGAGTGGTGCTTTACAAATATATGCTTGGGTGTATTTACACGATGAGACTGACGATGGCGAAACTATTTATGAAGTCAGAATACCATTAATTAAAAGAGCCAGACCCACAGATAAAGAACCTCTTCCTGACCAGCAATCAGCAATTGATAAAGCAATAGCTGAATTAAATAATGCACTTAATATTACAAATGAAAATGCGGATAAGACAAATGCTGATAAAACACAAGTCGCAACTATCAAAGAAGAAGTTGTTACTTTAAAGGAAGAGATTGATTCAACTGCAAATGCAGTCAGTCAAGACGCTCAGAGTGCAAATACTGCGGCTGAAAGGTCTGAACAGTCTGCACAGAACTCTGCTGAATCTGAACGTAAAGCTTTAGACTATTCTGATGAAGCAAAAAGCTATGCTCAAAGTGCGCTTGAAAGTAAAGGCACAGCCAGTCAAAAAGCACAAATTGCCACTGATGCGTCCGTCGAAGCCAAAGGTTTTAGAGATGAAGCTGAAACTTTTAAGAACGAAGTGGAACAGATAAAGCAGAATGTTGTTGATTATAGGAATGAGACTAAAGGTTATAGAGATGAGGCTCTTACTGCAAAGAATGATGCTCAAGATAGTGTGAATGCAGCGCAGAAAACCTCAGAGCAGATGACTCAAGCTGGAGCGGAAATTATTGAAAATGTTAGAGACGTTGGCAGTAAATATGCTGCACAAGCGGAAACTGCAGCAAGTAATGCACAGACAAGCGCAGAAAGTGCATCGGTATCTGCTACGGCATCGGCACAGAGCGCACAGACGGCAACTGAAAAAGCAAGCGAGGCTAAGACCAGTGCGGAGAGTGCCGCTCAGAGTGCGGATAAAGCGGAGCAGTCAGCGGCGCAGTCTGGATATTTATGGTTTTACATCGAGAACGGGAAGTTGTATATGGACAGAACCGCCAATACGCAAGTTAATTTTTACATGCAAGGTGGCAAGTTGTACATGGAGGAAATAGTATGAGTAAATATATCGGTGATGTATCCGCTTATGCTTATGCGGTCAGTAAAGGATACATTGGCACGGAAGAAGAATTTGCAGAGTTGATGGCAAGCTATGCCGATGTTGGACAGACTGCTGTAGATGCTAAAGATGCGGCAGTAGCGGCAAAGACAGCCGCCCAGACAGCGGCAACCACAGCGACCAACAAAGCAAGCGAGGCGACTACAGCCGCACAGACAGCAACGACAAAGGCGGGAGAGGCACAGACAAGCGCGCAGACCGCAAGTACAAAGGCATTCGAAGCAAGTCAGAGCGCATCACAGGCAAGTGGATATGCACAGACTGCCGAGACTGCCAAAACGGACGCTCAGACCGCAAAAACACAGGCAGAAACGGCAAGGGATAATGCGGTCACTGCCAAGACAGCCGCAGAAACCGCACAGGGCAAGGCAGAGGACGCACAGGCGGCGGCTGAGAGCGTGGCAGAGTCGATCCCGTCTGATTACTCCCAGTTGTCTGAGGATGTTTCTGACTTAAAGGAAGGTTTAAGCAAGGTTGTAGTATTTGGGAATCAGCTATATGACAAAGAAGTTGGATATGTTAATGGATATGCTAGAAGTGCAGATGGATCATTAAGGGGTGAAAACACATCAACTTGCACATCGTGGTTCAAGTGCAAGGGTGGTCAAACATACTGGATCAATCTTAAAGCGTCTTACATTGGATTCTATTCAGGCGAGCCTGAATGGGTATTAAATCCAGACGATGGTTATAAGTATCCAACTAACTACATAAGCGGATATTTGTTAGATGAAACATCGCCAGCCAATCAGATAACTGTACCGAATAACGCAAAATATGTGGGTTTTTCGGTCGGTCATGATTATACGCTTGATACGATTATGGTAAATGTGGGCGATTCTGCGTTACCTTATGAAGAGTATACACTTGGAATTTTGAATCCGTCTTTGGATGTTCCACAGGTAGAAAGTGTAAAAAACGCTATCGGATTATCTGACACAAGCACATTCGACGTTATGTATATCAAAGACGGCAAGGCGTGTTGCGGAAAAACCTCAAATGATGTAACAGCGTATTATGCTGGCGTTGAATTAACCGGAGTGCCTACCGATTTAGACGTCAAATGGATTTGGGAAAAAGGAACAACGTCGGGAACGGTTGCGATTATCCTTAATCCGAATGGACTATATAGGGTGTCGTGTATTACTAACTGGTCGTTGCATATCGCTATCACCAGTACATTGTTACAAACGACGCTTATGGGCGATCGTGTAGGTCAGCATTATTACGCCAATTTAATCAATCAAAGGATTAATTTATCGCTTGATGGAGAAACGGAAAATACTGCTCATGTGACCATTTCAGGCAACACATTAACTGTAACAATTAACGGCACTCAGTACACAGGGACATTATCAGATCCAACATATTCACTAACCGATTTCGTCGGTAAATATTTTATTTTTGAACATTATTGCACTGGAGATAGAAATTCCGTCGCTATGCCAATGTTTACAAAGGTGGAGGCGACGGGTGGAGATTGCGAACGGTTTAGAGATTTGTTTAATCGTCCTAGTGGTCAACTTTGCACATCTCCGCAAGGATACGTTTATAGATTGTTTACTAATTTATCAACTTATCAGAATTATGAACAATCTCCGCCGGTTAGCACATAAAGCAAACTTTAAATGAGACTCCTCCATTTCCTCTTGACTTTAATGCTAGTATGTATATAATATATATAAGCATTACAATAACATTTAACAAATCGAAATGGAGGAATTATATTGGCAGACCTTAAAGAACAGTTAATTCAAAATATTAAAAATGAACTTTTAACAAAAGAATATGAAGCATCAATCGTTGAAAATATAACTGATATCATTGCAATTAATTTAATAGATTATGATATTCAAGAACGAATTAATAATACTTCAGATTATACAAATGAGGAATTGATTAATTCTTTTATTAACTGTTTATCAATAGAAGGTAAATCAACAGGAACAATTAATCAATATAAACGTTCATTAAATAAATTATTTTCTTTTTTAAATAATAAAAATTATGATGCTATTACTTCTTCTGATATTAGAGGTTGGCTTGCTTCTCTTAAACAAGTAAATAATAAAAACACTAGTATTAGAAATCAAAAAAATTATATCGCACCATTTTTTGGATGGTTATATAATGAACAATTAATAGAAAGAAATCCTTGTATTTCCATTAGACCTATTAAAACACTTGAAGAGGAAAAAGTTCCTTTTACCAGTGAAGAAATTGATACAATTCGTACCAGTTGTAAAGATGCAAAAGAAAGAGCAATGGTGGAATTTTTATTATCTTCTGGGTTAAGAGTTAGTGAAATGTGTAATGTAAAATTAGAAGATATGGATTTAGATAATTTAATTGTTAAAGTAAAGAATGGTAAAGGTGGAAAAGATAGAATTGCTTTTATTACTCCTATAGCTAAGAAGTACATATTAAAATATTTGAATGAAAACAAACATAGTTCAGAATATCTATTTACATCTACTTTAAATAAACAATACACAATAGGTGGAATACGATATGTTACTATGTCTTTGTCTAAAAGATGTGATATACATATTCATCCTCACAAATTTAGAAGGACTTTAGCAACTAATTTAGCAAGAAAGGGTATGCCAATTCAAGAAATACAAAAATTATTGGGACATTCAAATATTGAAATTACAAAAGGATATATAGAAACAAAAACAGAAATGGTACAAGCTTCTTATAGACAGCTTGCAGCATAGAATTATGGGGGAAGATTATATCTTCTCCCTTTTTTTGTATTTTACAGATTTGAATTATTTGATCAATAATGAGATAATAATTATACCCAATATCCAATCAACAAAAAAGCATGACGAAAAAACAAGAACTTTTAAACAAACACCCATATAAGGTTTGGGAAGGTAGTAATGGTAAATGGTATACGTATTTACCCGATGAAATGAAAGGGGGGGTTTTAAAGAAAAGAAGTAGTAAAAAAGATATTGAAGACATTATTATTATTTATTGGGATGAAGCAATTAATTCTCCAACTATAAAAAATATTTTTTATGAATGGAATGATTATCGGTTGGAATTAAATAAGATTAGTAAATCATCCCATACCAGATTAGAACAAGTATTTAAAAGACATTATTCAGAATTTGGTAAAAGAAGAATTAAAGACCAAATGGGTCATTCTGATATTACTACTTCAGAAAAGTATTATCATAGAAACAGAAAAACTTTAGAAAAGAAATCTGAAATAATAAATAGTATTCCAGAGTTTACATTGGCATGAGTTAGGTTGATTACCTGTTTGATTACCTCTCAAAAAGCAAAAAAATAGGATTCAAAAATTCTTGATAAACAAAAACTTTTGAACCCTATAATAATTAAAATATGTTAATCGAACTCGTGACCTCCGCACTACCAATGCGACGCACTACCGACTGTGCTATGCCAGCTTACATATTGTCTTGGCGACAACATGTGTATAATAGCACAGCAGTACTGGCTTGTCAAACAAAATAATTTGATTACTTTTATGATTACCTTTGATTACCTTTAGAAAGGAGAGATTGGATATTGGGTTAATCCAATGACTCTCTATAAAGCACATCTGCATTATCTTTCATCCATTCGGATAACTTGATGTACGAACTTGATACGATTTCATTGTCAAAACCCCTATACTTGCATCTTGACGGATATACGCCAATCACTTTATCGTCTTCAAAATCAAGGCAAATAGCCCAACCAAAAATGTGCAAGAATGAATTGACAAAAAATAAAAGTCCTGTATTACGAAATTCTTCCCATGTTTTCTTTTCTACCATATAATCATCATTTTGTTTATTCATTACCTAAAAGCCCTCCTAACTCATCTATCATATCGACTAAATCAGAATATACTTGCCAATTATCTGGACTAATAAGTGGATGTAAGTAATTGTCAAGATATCGTCTTATCTCATCAATTTTATCTTCAGCTTTTCGATGCTTTACTTCTTTTATAAATTTTTCAATATTTCTTTTAATAACAATGTCTGGATGGTCACCTATAGCACTATAGATTTCAATTAGTTTTTTAATGGTTTTATCTTCATCACCGCCGTAATACTCTAAAGCTTCTTTAATTAACCATACTGGAAAATCATATTTTTCTCTGATTTTCTTTATTTTAATCATTGACATTTTTCATCACCCCTATTAAGTGATATCAAACTTATTTCTGTTTGCGTTTACAAACTTATTTCTGTTTGCGTTTAACCTGTCCATAATCTTGCCATACTCGCTATCTGTAAGAATGTTTTCCATCCACATCATGAGTAAAGCGTTGGCGCAGTCTTCATATGATATTGATTGGTCTTTCATCCTGTCACCTCTTCTTGCTCTTTTGTTACTTCTTCCTTCTTATCTCCGCAGTTTGGGCAGTAATTGTAATTCCAAATATTCCCCTTAAATGGATTAGCACGGCGTATTCTGCACCCGCATTTGTCACATTCCCACATATGAGATTTCAGAATCCAATGTCCAATTTTTGGTTCAGTGATTTGATTTATTTTTCTGTAACCTCTTTGGTCATAAAAACTTGTTCCAGCGTCTACAGAAATATTATTTACATAACTATTAATACTGTTCGATTCTAAGCAACTTGCATCTCTTATTCTTCTGTTACCTCTTCGGGTTCACCGTAGTTCTTAAAATACTCGTCTATTAACACAATCGCATTGCTAAGATGTTTTATCTCTTTTTCATAACATTCGATTAAGTCATCAAAGGCAGATTCTAAACTGCTTATTCTTCTGTCACCTCTGCTTTAAGTAACATCCGTCACTTCTGTATCACACCATTCTTTCAGGACACCTTCGCATGTTATGTTTTGAGAAGTTCTACCAACAAATCCACAATTTTGCACAGGACATGCTTTACAATTCAAGTGCATCCCTTTGATGAAATCTTCTTTTTGGAGATTCTTTTTATAGCGTTCAAAATTTGTCAGTTCTTCATCTGTTTTAAGTTGAATTGTAGGTACTCTGTTAAAAGCGTTGTCAATTCTGATTGAAGCCCAACCATCATTTATCTGATATCTTCCAATCATTAGCCATTGTATTTCTTTGATGGCATCTTGTTTTTTAACCCATTCGTTCATCCTACCACCTCTGCTTTACTTTCTTGAAATCCATTCACGCAGAATCATTCCGCATACAACTCCAAGAAGATACACAAGATACGTCATTCTTCGTTCACCTCTTCTTCTCTATATGATTCATAACAGTTATAAATTGCTCTATTATCTACTTCACAGTGCCATTTTTTGCACCAATCGTAATACCAGTTATAATTTTTACATTTATCGCAGTTTATCCTGTCACCTTTATTTATTATTAATTAATGACATAATATGTTTTATTAATTTTCTCCAATCATAATACATGAAGAACCAAAGAGTAATAATAAATACAATATCATCAACCCATTTATTATATCTATCAATTTTAACAACCCATCCTAAAAACAAATAAACAATTACAGCAATAATACTATTTATTGTATATTCTTTTAATTTATTTAAATCTTCTGAATCTAAAAATTTCATTTTAATACTCCCAAAATTTAGAAGGAGTAGAATGTTGTTTAATGCCCCATGCAATTTTCTTACTTAATTCTTCAAGAGATTTTTGAGTAGGACGCATAGACTTGGGAACTTTAACAATTTTAAATCCCTCTCTATTTTTAAATCTTTCATACATTGCGCTTTTAGCACTCATTTTTTACATCTCCCATGTCTCAGACATTATTTCTGCATTCTCTCTAACTTTGGCATGAAAGATAATTAAATCAGCAAGTTCATCAATATCTTTGAGTGCCTGTCTTGCTTGTTCTGAGAGTTTCAGTTCATACTCTGGCGGCAATTTATTTGCATGTCTTGAAACAATTTTGCCGTTTTCCCAATATGTTGAACCAAGTATAGTATCAACTCTTCCGTTAATTTTCATTATCTATCTCCAATAGTCCATCACCATAAAAATCATTTTCAAGAATTAAATCAACTAATTCATCGTGCTCTTGTTCACCACTTGAATAGTATTTAAGTTTGTCATTACAACTTTCAACTTTCTTTTTATCAGAATGAGAATAATTATTATCCATTCTATGAAGAGTACCGACATATCCTACATTATCTCTTCCACCTTTTTGTGAAGTTTTGCCATTTGTCTTTTCAGCATGGTCAATGTCATGAATTTTACCCTTATCATATTTACCAAGGATTCCATCAAGGAATGATTTTGCATCTCCCCAAATTCTCTGACAAAGATTGTATTTATATCTTCTTTTGCGCTTATCAATCCAACGCCTGTTACCTCTATTTTTATGAATCATATATTAATCCTCACTTATATCCGTATAATTTTTGCTTATCTTCTTCTGGCAAACAATCATCTAAAAAATCTACATATTCGTCATCAGATTTGTAATATTCACAAATCCAATCTTCTATTGGCTCTTGTTCGTAACACCATTTTCTTATTCGACAATTATGACATTGGTCATTCATGTTTTAATACCCTCTTGATTTTAAGAATGAGTCTTACTAGAATAAGATAAATATTTGTTTTAAATTTAATCCAAGCAACCTCAGTGTCAGATAATCCATCTGTTAGCCATGTTGTAGGTTTTGCATTTTTAAGTTTATTTTCTATGCTCATATTACTTCTCCCTATAGATAAAACCATTTGGTATATAGATATATTCTTTTTCAATATCACATCCAACACTGCCATCATTCCAGTAAAACAAATGTTTACAACCAGAACAACAGACAGTATTGGTAACCGCTTTTTTATTATTTAAAAATAATGAAATTAGTTTATTTAATATGTTCATTTCTCCATTTTGATCTGATTTTATTAGCGGTTTCTGAAATATCGTAGGTAACCTTTTCTTCCCCCTTATCTTTAGACCATCTTATAATTGTGTATGAATCTCGCATTTTATTATTTTCTTCTTTGTTGTATTCTTCCCAATCTTCAAGATGGTTTTTAATCCATTTATCAATTTCATTTGGATATTCTTTTTTATACCAATTGGTTGGAGTAGTAAAACATTCCTTACAATACGGACTATCCCAGCCATTATGTGTCATTGGTACATCAGGTTTGCCACAGATAATGCAAATATTTTGTGATAGTTGACGATATTTTTCTAATATCCTCCATACATCACAACCAACTGGGACACTATTATCTGTTATATCTAAACCACCCCATTTTTCTTTGATATCAATAAAATGATATTTATCAACATAATCAAATTTGACGAGTTCTTCCTTTAACTCTTCACACATCATTTCGCCAAATGCAATACGCCATCCGTCAGATATCATATCAAGTTCTGTAAATTTGTAGTCATAATCTTTGTCAATTTCATATTGCATTGTTTCACGATTCCAATACTTAGGCATAAGGAATGGATATTTATTAACAAGAATCCAATTCTTTAACTGGTCTCTAGTATAATCAGCACCAAGTATATCAGTTGAAATCTCTAAAGCTTCCATATACTCAAGGGTATTAGGATGAGGAGTTCCGTTGATAATAGTTTTTTCCATAATTTCTTGTGCTTGTTTTTCTGTCATTATTTCTCTCCTGTACTGCCAAAACCGCCAATACCTCTTTCGGTATCATGAAGTTCATCTACTTCTTTAAAATCAATTGTTTGATAAGGAAGAAGAATTAACTGAGCAATACGTTCTCCTGCCTGAACTGTTTTTGTCTCAGTAGTATCGTTGTGAAGAGCTACGATGTATTCTCCTTTGTAATCCTCGTCACAAATGCCTACAGCATTGGCAGGTCTCAATCCTCTTTTAGTAGCAATACCACTTCTGGCAAAAATTGCACCAAACCATCCAACAGGGAGCTCCATTGCAAGCCCAGTTCCAATCTTTACTGTAGAATGTGGAGGAATTTGAATATCCTTATCAGTAGCAGCGTATAAATCATATCCTGCTGAAAATTTACTTCCTCTTGTAGGAATCTTTGCTAAATCATTTAATCTTTTAAATCTTACATCCATATATTTTATTTACTCCTTTTGTTTTATCCTCAATTTCTTTATCAGTCGGTTTCTTAGGAAATGTTCCATTAATAATAGTTGAAATTACTAAATACCAAAATGTGCCAATCGTTGCAATTGCTGGAATCAACAAAATACATTGAATTATTATTATCATTATATTACTCACAATCTTTTACCTTTCTTGGTTCAATTAGATAATAATTATCTATAATAAACTTAAATCGTGGTTCTCCATTTATAAGTTCATGCCACATAGATGCAGGACGTACCCATAATTTAGATGGTTCGCCTTGATGATAATAAATTACCATCTGTTCACCAGTTTCTGTATGCGTGGCAGTTCCTGTAACGTAGTAATAGTCACCTTTAAAATGTTTATACCAACCTCTTTTAATTGTCATATTCACCTCGTATTTATTTCTTCTTATAGGTATTTAGCCAATAAAGCACCAAAACATACACTTAATAAAATTATTATTAAGAAAATAAATATACTTATCATATTATTACCTTTCAAATTATGATAGGGACGAAAGATAGTAAGTCCATTTCTATTTTTAATAACAGTGGTAGTTTTTTCTAGACCTATATCTTCCATGGTAATCGGTTGGTCAGTACCAGCCTTTTCCCATAATTCATCATTATTTAGTCGCACATTTGCTCCTTAATCTCTATATAACTGATACTTCTTACTAATCTTATCGGCAGTCTCGTCACTAAGAGGAATAAAACCTACACAAGTAAGCGTTCTACCAACACCGTTCTCGTCAACTTCTTCAGGCTCAAGTTCTGTATAGCAATTATCTTTTATAGGGAAATAGTCAACACCCTTTTCAAGTCCTAATTCTTCAGCAATTTTATACACTTTTTCTAATTGGTGTTTATTCTTGGCTTCAAGAATTATTTTTGTAAAAAACCCACAAATCCAATCTTCATATAATTTTTTATGAATAAGAAATCTACAACTATAATATGACGAATTATATATGCTTATCTTAGAATTTTTTTTCATCACACTAGTCAAAAACGCCATACTTGCATGAGCGACCTGAGCCGCCATCTTGCCTTTAGACATATTTAAATCTTTACGGACTATAATGATTTGTTTCATTTTTCACCTCTTCTTTATATAATACGAATTTGTGGCATGGAGATTTATGTTTATCCTTCTCCACATGATTCGGCGTACACCTACACGAGTAGTATGCAGAACCATCCATATAAACAGATACTGCTCTTAAATTATCGCAATTTTTACATTCTTCATGTAGGATTTGTTTTGTAATTTTCATAGACTACACACCAAAATTTCTATATCTGTATCTTTAAATGTTTCTTCAATTAATGCTTTAACGTCAGACCAGTTTTGCTTATCTAATCCGCATCCCAATCGGGGCATTGCGAGTTTTTTAATATTATGATTATCACATTGCTCTCTCATCCAAGTTAATGCGTTTTTAATGGTGGTCAATGTCGGTTTGTCCCAGTAATTACGTTTTGTGATAAGATTAAAAAATATATAATCCCCAAACAAGATAATTGAACCACCTCTGTATTTTTCTTTTGTTTTATCCCATCTGTAAGTCCACGAATTAGGAAATACTTGAAAAAGTTTTTGTCGTGCTTTAAGTCTTTTATCAAATTCTTTGGCAATTCCAGCACCCAATGCAAAATCTGCACTGATACAATGTACCAATGCATAATCATCTGAAACTGTAAATAGGTCTTTTTTAACTTCTTTAAATACCATTATTGCTCCTCATTTCTGTATTTGTTTTATTCCAATCAACTCTCCGTTGTCCGTAAATTCTAGATGAATTGGTACGTTTATGTATCCTGACTGTTTTACATGCATCGGAAGAATTACGCTATATGATTTTATATTTATCCCATGCTTTTGTTTTTTGGTATCATCTGGGCATGGACATACTATCTTATTAGCTTTAACATCTCCGTTAATATTACCTTTAATCAAAACGACTTCACCATCTTTGGATTTAACATCACCATTAATATTGCCATCGCCCATTAGAATAATAGTAATGTTATCACCGCTAATATTACCGTTAAAATTACCCTCAACTTTATAAACAACTTGTTTAATAGCCTTATGGTTTTCATTATAAAATTCGTCAAGCGTAACATAAGTTGCCATTTCTTTCTCCTTATAATCATTTATTAAAATTTTGAAAACTCTAAAAAATTCTACAATCAACCTCCAAATCAATCCAGCAAACAATACTGAAAAAGCAATCTCGATGATATACATAATCATATTAACCCTTCTATTTTATTTCTTTTTAAATTAAAGCCCTCTAAAGAACTCTTCACGAGCTTTCATCATTTCAGAATAACTAGTATCTCTTTCAACTACTGAATTAAAAGCAGTTATAATTTTATTTTTGATATTAATATCAGAATCAGTTTTAAGAATTGTTACCTGCTTAGTTTTAGATGGATTATTAACATTTGAAAAAGTAATAATATTAATTACTTCACCAATTAATGGTCTATATGACCCATCCATCACTTTAATATCAATATTAACATTATTTTCATTTGCAAATTTTAAAAGTTCAAACATATATATTATATACTCCTTACCGATTCTTTCGTCTTTCCATCTGAAATATAAATTTTACCATTAAATAGATTACAGGTTTTTATATTTTCTAATTCAATTTGTTTTTCATTCCAATGAGTCAGCATTAAAGAACATTTATAATTATTTTTACTAAAGAAATAATGAATTGGAGCAATATTATTTATCCAATCTTCATACAATCTATTTATTAACTGTTCATCGTTAAAGCAAGAAAATCTTAAACTGCCCTGACATGCATTGGGAATATTAGTATAGTCAATAATTGATTTATTAATATCTTCTACTCCACACTCATTAATCAGTTCTCCATCACCATGTCTAGTTAAATAAGTTCTTGATACATAACACACTTCTACATTTGCATTAATTATATTATTTTCAATTATATTATATGCATATCTCATTCCTGTATTAGACGGTGTACAAAAATCCCAATCAACTCTTGAACTTTGTCTTCCAATTAATAATCCTTGACCATTTTCAAAAATGATATTTGAATACGATTTTAAAATTTCATCTCCAATTATAAAAGAATGGTCTAATACAAATTGTAGGTCATTTATAAAATGTGCTTTAATACCATTAAAATTTAAATCAATATTTTTTAATTTGTATTTATAATACTCTTCTATATTATTTAAATATTCCATCCAAAATTCATTCTTTTTATAAAAGAATGATATTCTACCTATTCCATAACCATCTTTATATCTTTCAAGTGTTTTCCAAAAACCATTGCCACATGTATTGTGAAGACCAGATTGTTCTCTTTCAGTTAAATTAGCTAAAATATCAAAAGGGGTAATAATTTTACAATCTGGATGAATATAAACTTTAGGTGTAATACCAAAATCATTTTGTAAAGTAAGATATTCATTTACAAATGTAATTGGATTAATAGCAAAATTGATATTAATATAAGTATCTGCACCTTGAAAAGTTCCAGAACTAAAATGAGAAAATATATGATGCTTACCATCAATTGTATCAACAGTATGTGCTCTTTGAGATGTACCATTTGTTAATACACCAAGCCATTTTTCAGAAGGATTACAAAAATAATCTGTAGCTAATCCTTTGCCCTCATCACCGTAATTGGACTAAGAACCTACAATAACTTTAATGTTTTTTGTAGGCATTTCATCACCCCTTTCTTTTTTTATCTTTAATATTTTATTAAGCGGGGTGTTATACCAACACCCCTTATATATTTTACTTACCAACTAATTAAATTGGAATTATTATTTGTAGTCTCAACAGAATTTTCTGTAGAATAACCATTAACAGAATTTTCAATACACTTTACGATAGTACTTGGAAGTTCATCAAGAGTAGAAATTTTATAATTTTCTTTAAGTACATCTTTAAAAGTCTTATCTACTCTTGATTTATAAATCTGATAGCAGTCATCAAAATCATCAATTGCAATATGATAAATATCAAACTTTTCTTTTGTAAGTTCATACAAATCTTTTGTTTCTACATCAGCTTCCAAATTATCACCAGTTATTTTCTCAAGAGGATATTTAGGAAGGTAGGGATTAAGAGGTTCGTCACCCATTGTAATAATAATACCCTTTTTATCACGCTTCCAACAATCAAGTTTAGTATGGTGTAATCCAAAATACCAAGCAGCAGTATAAGATTCAAAACCATTACCACCACCACCATGTTCCATATAGACCTTATCAAGATGTTCTGCAATTCTCACATCAGATTCAAACTGAGAAGCCTGAATAGGAGCACTGTCGTAAGCCAAATCACCAATACCCATAATCATAAATTCAATATCATTAAATTTATCATAAAGAGATGTAATAATAGTATTAAGACTCTGAGCTGTTTTAATACAAGCTCTTCCCATTGAACCAGTTACATCAAGACCAATAATTACTGGAATTGTGTTAGGGTGCTCTTCAGAATCACAACATTCACGAACTACTTTATAAGGTTTTAAATCTTTATGAATATTTGTTTGTGTATAAAAATCCTGCAAACTATCAGATGTTACTGTGCCTTTAGCATCAACGGTTCTTCCTCTACTCGTTGAATAGCTTCTAAAACTGCTTGTTGTAAAACTTCCACTGCCCATTATTTATTCTCCTCTTCACTCTCTTCTGTTTCGCCCAAAGAAAACATATTATCAAAATTAAACATGTTATCAAGTCCACCATTGTTCATCATAGACAACATCATCATGTTGCCCATCATATTATTCTGACCATTGCCAGAACCGTTCCCCATCATCTCAGACATCATCTTAAATTTAAGGATGTTTTCAAATCCACCATTCTTTTTACCCTTGTTAAAATTAAACATAGAGACAATCTTACCGTAGAAATAAGTAGACCCCATAAACACATGACGCTCAGGAAGAATATTTTCAACTACAGAATCTTCATAATTAATAACTGTAATATAAGTATCGTTTACTTCAATTACACACTTTGGCACTCTCTTACCGTTCTTACCAGTGGCAAGAATAATATCATTTACTTCAACTTTATTTGTAGGAATTACAAAAAAGAATTCCTCACCAATGTCAAATACAAAACTATCACAGTTAATCAACCTCTTAGACTTAGTAGAATAAGATTTATAACCATTTGCAGTCCTAACAGCTACATTGCCATGCACATCCAGTCTTACCAGACCTGCTTCAATCTTACCAAACATTCCATTAAAAATATTTACTCCATTCATAATAATATTATACCGTTTAGAGACTCATAACTTTAGTCGTGAGAGGAAAACGGCTTCTCCTTTCTGTTAAAACATTATTATTGTTTTCTATTAAATTAAGTTTCTTATAATATACAGATCCATTATTTATTTTTGTACCATCAAGTTTACGAATATCGAAATATCCAGACGATCTTCTGCCAAAAATGTAATATAATTTTCCGTCATATTTTACCTTATCGAAAAGTTGAAAGCCTTTAACGTATTTTGGCGCTTGGTTCAACTTCTTTTTACCACCTTTGAGTATTTTTGCTTTATGTATCTGTCTATTAGTTTTTCTCACGCATTTCTGATAATAGTAATAATTAAGCCTTTGAGCATTAAAGTTCCCTGCAATACAATAAGCATCAATATAGTGTTCCTTTTGAAGATTATTGTTAATTCTATTATGCTTTGTGATATATCCATACGTCATATGGACATTGTGGTAAATGGCTTTTAGACGGTTGTAAAAACTCCATCTCATAATCCCCATAAACGTTGCGTCTCTAAAAGATACTCCTCTTTTGATTTTTGATGGAAGTTTTACAGTTCCTTTATGATATCCTTCATGGCAAGTACGGCAAAGTGTAATGAGGTTGTTTGGCGAATTGCCACCAGTTTTTCTACTTTCTATATGATGAACTTCTAATATTCTATCTTTATACTTACCTTTACAACACTGACACACATGACCATCTCTCCAAAGCACGTATTCTCTAATATTTTCAAAACCCAACTGGTCGCCTTGTTGATATTCTACTCCAGTAATATTAGGATTTTTAATCTTTTGTATGTCAAAACTTGCGACCTCAACAATTATCTTGCTTATCGGAAGTATCTTATACGCATCTCTTACAACTCTAAAATGACTATTTATTTTACTTTCAATAGACGGCGCAAGCCAACCTTTGTTTTTAGATCCTACTCGATTTTGAAATCTTGGTTTTCTATATCGTGTTTTTCTATTTCTTCTTGTGTGCCTATTCTGTCTTCTTGTAGATAACTTCTCCACGATATCATTTCTAATCTTAACATCGGCAGCATAAAGTTCCTGTTTTATAGTCGATGCAGAAACTCCTATATGTTTACTTCCAGCATCAATACCAAGAGTTATGGGTTGTTTATATCCAGTGCTTCCATAAAGAAGTTGGATTGTAAACGGATCTGTTCTTTTTACCATCGCCTTGCCTTGCTTCAATAATTTTCTTGCTTTACAAGGACTGCACGGCATTAATGGTTTGCCATATTTGTTTAGTACATACACTATCATTAAATGTATCTCCTATCCCTGAGTTATTTACTCTTCGACAATGTTATCTATACTTGTCGTAATCGAACACACTAGGTTGACTGTTCCTACCCATTAGAACTGTTTACAGAGCCTACACAGAGCCACAAGTTAGAGCATACGCTTGTAGGTGTGATAATATAGATAACGTAGTAATTAAATACTTAGTCTAGTCAACAACAGGACAAGCCTGTGACTTTAGTCATGGGTTATTGACTAATCCTTTTTTTCCTTTTGTTTTTTATTTACATGTTTCTTTTTCTTTTTAAACCCCATTGATTTAATTCTTCTATTAACAATGGAATCTATTTTTTTAATATAGTCTTTAGCATTGCCAAACTCACGGTCATAATACAATGCTAAAGGTTCATTGTTTGAATTGATTATAACATAATGTAATTCATTGTCAAGTATATTATATACTAGTCTACATAATAATGTAGGTCTTCCTTTATATCTTATAATAGGAAAAATTAATGTATAATTTTCATTATCTACTGAGTAATGAAATCCCAAACCATGAAGATAATATGGGGTTGTATAAGGAAGATAAGGAAGATAATATCTATTATTCATATTTTTCACTCTTCTATTTTTATATATAATCCACAATGACATTCACCTGTAGATTGTTCAATAAACTCTTTACACATACAATAATTCTCTGAAGCGTCTACAAATTTACAGGGGCAAAGATTATTACGCTCCTTTAGCTTTGCCCTAATTTGATTAGCGAGTTCTAAATCATCTGTTACTTTTATTTTCATATTATCATAACCTTTCTGCATATTGATTATCAGATGCAAGATTTAAATTATATTCTTCTTCAATATATTCAATATAATATCCGTGTGTAGATTTAATCTTTCCTTGAGCGCATTGGGTAATACTAGAACGGTCGCATCCTATGTATTCAGATGCTTCCTTACAACTATTAAAATCTATTTTAATTTTATTATCTACTGATGTTACTCGCACTTTCTTTTGGCATGTCGGAGATTTAAGCAATGCGGTTCTATCATCATAATTATGATATTTCTTTCTAGCTTGTATAGTATCTTGTTTTATACCTAATATATCTGACCATTGGGCAATAGTATATTTCTTATCTTCTAATTGTAAGTATACATTATAGCCGACATTATTCATTTGTTCTTTGCGATTAACCCATCTACAATTATTTGGTTCATAGTTACCATCATTATTTATTCTGTCAATTGTTAAATCTTCTTGATAACCATTATTTATAGCCCAATTATAAAAATTTATAAAACCATCGTCACACAACCATTCATCACAAATGGAAATTCCTCTTCCCCCATATCTATGATATTCTTTATCTTTTGAATTAAAACATCTACATTTCATGTGTGACCATGTTTGATATAGTCTACTACCAGTCATACCATGTTTTATATTAGCTTTACTACACGCTTTACCTTTCATACATCCGCAAGACTTTGTATGACCAGTTTTCAAATGATTTAATGTAACGATTGTTTTATTACCACATGAACATTGGCATTCAAAACACCTATGATTTTTATCTTTTCTTATATCTTTAGGAACTTCATTTAATACTAATAATTCTCCAAATTTTTGACCTATAATTGTATCTTCCATAATAATACTCCTCTTTTTTATTTATAATCATTAATAACAGTCCCATTTTCTATTTTATATAAATGTTGATTTGCTGTAGCAAGTTTTACTCCATATTCAGTGTGATTATCACATTTTAAACTTTTATCGTATCCCCCTATTTTTAACCAATCTAAATATTCCAAAACACTATCAAATTTTTTAATTTTATCGCACCCACTATATACACATGTTTTATATCCATGCTGTTTACAGTATGCCAACGCAACCATTAAATCAAACATGTTTTGGTCACCACCCATAAAACAAATACATGTAACATAGCTATCATATTTTTTAATTACGTTTGGTAGATTAGGTAGAAGGTCATCACCCCCATATTCCCAAAGATATTGAGAGTGACAACCTTCGCAATGATAGGGACAACCAGATATATTAAAAGCTAAAGTTATTTCATTAGGAACTTCTTGAAATACAATGGCATAACTAATATATTTTAATGGTTTAAGCATAATATCTTTTATTAGCCTCTTTAATTCTTTCTGTGGAAAATTTTGAAATACGTTTAAGGTATCCAATTATTCTAGTAAGATAATCAACATCTTCACTTCCACACTTTGGACATTTCTTTAGCATATGTTTATCAATATGTCCACAATTATTGCAAATTGTATTAGGAATATTATATGTATGGTAATTATTCCCTTCTTTAGCGGCTATTGTCAGCATTTTTTTGTATTGTTCTTTTGTTAAATGTTCAGAGAGATTAATATGATTGGCACTACCACCATCTAAGTATTTAGTTAAGCGTTTTCCGTGTAACATCATCTTAGTTATTGGGTCACAAGATTCGTCTTCTACTTTATAAAAATAACTATTATAACAATCTCGTGGTACTACATAACCGTCTTCTTTATCCCATTTAGCGTTCTTTACACCCAAGTTCTCAGCAGGTACAAATTCACAATTAAACATAATATCCTTAGTTTTATCTCGTTTGTTTAATTCATAGATAGGCTTAAGAATCTTTTCTCCATATTTATAATATTCTTCGTTAGGAGATATATCTATTCCTAAAAATTCTGCTCCCTCCACGAAACCGTTTATGCCTATTGTTAAATATTGTCCATCCAACGATATATATCCTGCTTCATATACTGGCAGTAAACCACCATTATAAAAGTCATAAATTACATCATTATAAGCTAAAAGATACTTGTGTATTTTTTCTACTTGTTCTGTTACCGCTAAAGAAATATCAATTTTATTTTTTACAGCATTTTGTACCAATCTATTAATGTTAATAGTTATAACTCCCTTAGACCCAGTGGCAACACCACCAGCCCCAAGAGTATAAGAAAATTCATTTTCTTGAATTTCATTTCTAACTCTACAACACGAACTTAAACTATCAACGCTATCACTAATATAAGTAAAGAAAGAATGTCCTTTACTATACATCTCTGCTGTAAAATCATACATTTCTTGGTCTACAAATTTATCATTAATATTTAATAAATTCATTGTTTCTACAGGAAAAGTTAAATCAGCCCTTAAACGTTCTTCATTAAACCAATTCATAAATCTTTTCTGTAGCCATTTAAGACTTTCCCATTTAGGTTTTGTTCCATCAGGAAAAACAAAGTCTTCAAACAATCCGTAAAAATAAGGTTCGTCAAAATAAGCGATGTTCCAAAAAATTGATTGGAAACTTCTTGCTCCAGCCGGTTCATTTAAAGAATATACGACTTGCTCAAAATAATTCACAATTACTTTATCTAAAGATTTAGGAATAATAGATAAATCAACTATCTTATCTGGATTTAAATAATAGTCTTCACCATATTCTTTTCTAATAAAATAATCCATATACATTAAAAATTCAGGTGTAGCAACAGCTCCTGCAAATTGAGCAGCAATTGCGAAAGCAAGATTAACAAAAGACCCGCAAAAACTTTGTAAATGTTTAGGAGCATTTGATTTACCACCAACAGTTCTTGCTCCTTTAAAAAGAAAAGGATACATCGTAATTGCCACACAATAAGGATAAATTGAAGTTTCATCATGAGCATATATTTCATGATGTTCTAATTGTTTTAAATATTCATTAGCTAATTCTATTCCATATTTTTCTGTAATTTTATCATGCATTAATAATCTATTAATACCAATAAACGTATCTTTAGGAATTTCACCAGCCATTGTGGTGATGTTTTTATTTTCTACATTAGCATTCGAATCAAATTTACTTCCCGAAGAAGCATTTTTAGCTTCTTTATATTTTTTTATATAATCTAATTTGCTTCTATAATTCTTTTCTAAAAAATCAATATTATCAAGATTTCCCATTGTTTAATCTCCTTTTTTATTTAATACATAAGTGTTGAAGGCTTCAGGGAAATACATAATTTGTCCGTCAACATCTAGCACAGGCACAGATGTGAAACCTTTTGCAATTATTTCTTCTTCATCCGTTACTTTCGTATATTCAATTTTCTTAGCTTTAAAAGCACCTTCAATTTGTGCGCATCTTGGACAGTGTTTACCACCATACATAATTATCATTTAATCATATCCTCCTAATAAATTATAATATTTTATAATCCTTTTAATCCTTATAATATTTACAAGCTTTGAATGTATTCATCAATAATATCAACAACATCTTTTAATTCTGTACCGCTATTATTAAAAACACATTTATCAGCGTAATATTCAAATGCCACAAAATCATTTTCATCTGTTTCGATTCGTCTTTCCACCTCTTTAGGATTGTCTCCTCTACGCTTGAGACGTTTGCTTATTGTACCCGAATTTGCTCGTAAGTATATAATTTTCGCATTAATTTTTTTACTTCGAGACTCTTTGGTAAAATCCTCTATGCCCGAAGGTGTCAAAATAATTAGTCGATTTTCGCTATTATTTTTAAAACTGAGTAATTCATTTTTAGGTGAACCATAATACCATGTACCTTTAACAGTATTATATTCTTTTGTTTCAAGGAAAAACCCCTGAGATTCTTTTTCTTTAAATTCTTTTTCAGAAATGAAATAATAAGGATTCCCCTGTGATTCATGTTGTCTCATTGGACGAGTTGTGTATGTTTTAATTCTTTTATAACCTCGTCTACAAAGTTCATTAACTACTGCATCTTTACCAGAACCACTTTTTCCCGCAATTATAATTAGTGCCATATTTTATTCCTCACATTCACAAACTTGGTCACATTCGCAGATTAGTGTTGCCTTATTTAATTCATTTAAAAAATCAATAATACCGCACATTCTCATAACAGATTCTGCTTTGTCTTTATCACTTGTTCCATATAATACATCTGTTTCATCTTTTAAAAGAGATAATCCAATCTCAACTATTTCATCATAATCAATCTTTTTCCTGTTCTTCATTTACAGTCTCCTGTTCTTCGTTTTTAATATTATCATCTTCATCTTTTGTATTTTCTTTCTCCATAAAAAGATGAAAGTCATTTTCTTCAGTACACATATATTTAAATAATGTCCAACTTGTTCCTTCGTTGGCATTTAAATATCTTCTACATTCTTCTTTTTTAGGACATTCATTTTCTTCTTGTGCGCAACAAATATAAAATAACATATCAAATTTCTTCCTCATATGCTTTCTGAGCTTTTTCATATGTATCAAATAGATACTTATTTGCTTCTTCTAATGTAATAAAAGGATAATTATAAAAACATACCACAGGAGAAAGTTCATTATTAATATCTCGCACTATTTGTAATTGCATAACTAATAATCGAACAACTCCATATGGAGTTACTAAATAAACTGTGTCATTTGGACTACAAGGAAATTTAAATTTACATGATGTCATTTTATTTTCCTCCATGAGTAAGCAAAGCCCATTTCATCCAAAATGGGAGATCTGATGTAAGGATTTTAAAAGCCCCAACTATACTCCAAATCATTGCCAATAATCCTAAAACAGTTATTAATATTACAAAAGCAATATATATAAAAATCACAATATCATTCTCATCTGGCTTTCTTATTTTCATTTTTCAATACCTTCATAAAACATCTCGTTATACACATCATATCTAGTCTGAATATCATGAATATCCCAATCTGGATGATGCGTTAAAAAATAATTTTTAAACATTTTAAAATACCCACAAGGATAGAATTCTGGGCATCCGCAACGATAAATACAATTAGGACAAAGCACATCTGATTCATATGGATGTGTCACATGAAGTTTAATTTTAAAATCTTCTGCCAACGACCTAGCTTCTTTTGTTGCTTGAAAGCATAGTCTCTTTCTCCATGCATCAATTAGATTTTGCATATTCGCATAACCATCGTAATTAACAGATGCATCTTGTGGTTTCTTACCTCGTGGAACATCGTCTTTTAATCTATCATCTCGTTGTGTACTAATAAATTTTTCAAATTTATGTCGTGACCATTCTGTACTCACCCAATATGCAATACCTTTCCAAGACCAATCAAATTCAAGCAATCTAATTGGACTATGCTCTGAAATAAGTAATTTCTTTTTAAAAGTGTCTGTTGCATCTTTATCTGTAAAATCTTTATTATCTGTTGTACGACAGTGATTTTTTACTGCTTTCCAATCATCAATAAACCTATTAAAATGTGTAATTAATCCCATAAATTTATCTCTCCTTATTATATTATATTCATATTAAAAAATCAATTTAGGATGTGCAACTTCATATAAGCAATCCTGTAAATGTGTTTGTTTATTAGAAACAGACTGTTGTGCTGTTGCGAATCTTAATGCCCCAGTTTGACAAATAAGATAACATTTTTTCTGTGCTCTTGTAATTCCTGTATAAACTAACTCTCTAGTAAGAAGAGAATAAGCAGTAAAATCAAGTCCAAAAATTACATTTTTACTTTGACTGCCTTGATATTTATGTACCGTAATAGCATAACCTAATTCAATACCAATCCAACAATCTTCTGGAACATCTACATTTCCAATACCAATAAAATCAATTGTCATAATTCTTGAATCTGCTTCTTCGCTATACCAAATTGATTTAACTATTCCAATATTCCCATTATAAATAGGTGTGGGTAATCTATAATTATTAATAGTATTGATTACTTTATCTCCTTCTCTAATAACAAAAGGTTTTTCATTAGAAAATCTTGTTATTTCTTTTTTATTTTTTGCGGAAGGATTATATAACTCTTGAACAGTATTATTTATATTATAAGTACAAGAATCGCCTTTTATTTTGATTGGAACAATAATTTGACTATCCATAATATCAAAATCTTTCTGAGCCATAAGTCTTGAAAAAATCTCCATTACATTATAGAAAGTATTACTTTTATCAGAATAACAATGAAGTTCCAAATCTTGAAGTTCCCCTCTTGTTTCAACTCCTGTCCAGTCTTTGTCAATAATCTGTTTACCATTTCTAACTGCAATACTTTGTGTAATAATAGCAGATTTAGCAGCTTGTCTGTGAATTTTTGTCAATTCAACTGTAGGAATTTCAGAAGAATGAATCATATCATAAGCAATATTACCACATCCTATACTTTCTAATTGTCCCGAATCTCCCAAGCAAATTAATTTAGCACCATCTGGAATTGCTCTTAATAAATAATAAAATAATTTAGCGTCAACCATTGAAATTTCATCAAGAATATAAATATTATAAGGAAGTTTATTATCTTGATTAAATTCAAAACCTTGATATTTATTATCTCCTCTTGGATATCCAAGAAGTCTATGAATAGTGAATCCTGTTTTACCAGTAATTTCACTCATTCTCGAAGCAGCTCTACCAGATAAAGCACACATAACGCTTGAATAATGACTTAATACTTCAAGAACACCAGAAACTGCTGAAGTTTTACCACTTCCTGCCAGACCATGAATAATAATTACATTATTTTTAAGAACTTCTTCAATGCCATGCATCTGTTCATCTGTAAATTCCCATCCTTGTGTTCTCTCAAGATGCTCAATTTTCATTCTCCAATCATCACAATAAATATTAGATTCAGCATTTCTAATTCTAATTAATTCTTCAGCAACATCATGTTCAATTCTATAATATTTACTTAATCCTATTTTATCTTTGTCTTCATTCCACCATAATTTATTACCAAGTTCTCTAATAGCCATAGTAATATTTTCATCAGGGATTTCTTCTCCAAGATTATCAAGAATAGCACCTAATAATTCATCAGGTGTAATCCATGAATTACCATTTTCACCACACATATCAAGATAATAAATTATATAAGCCCCAATTCTCATTGGACTATCAGGTTTGATATTACCAGCAAGTGCAATTTCATCTGCTCTTTTCCAACCAATACCATCAACTTCATTAACAAGAACATAAGGATTTGTTTTAACTTTTTCAATAACTAAATCTGGTGAATGATATCTGTCCATCAAACGTTTAATCATATTATTAGTTAAACTATAATCTTCAAGCTCAACAAAAATTCTTGCAATATTAATATTCTTTTTAAATTTACGAATCCACAAATCTGCTGTTTTAATACCGCAGCCTTTGATTTGTACAAGCTTTTCTACATCTTCTGCATCTAATACAGAAAATGGGTCATCATATACATCATACATAGCTTGTACTTGACTAGGAGTAAAAAGATTAAGCAAAAATTTTTGTCTACCGCTTTTATCATTTTTATCAAATGACACATCAGTATAAATTGATTTAATATTATATTGTCTACCCCATTTAGGGTCTTCTACATAATCGGCTATAATAATATAGGTAGCACCAAGCACTGGCTCTGGCATATTGCCTTTAAAAACCATACCATTTAAATCACCAATAAAATCACCTTTTATTACTTTATCAATGGAGCATACTATGATGCCCCATTGTTCTTTATAAAATCTAATACCTTCAACACTAGCTTTAACTTTTACACTCATTTTATACCTTTGCTCTTTCAGCTTTTAATTCTAATGTTCCATCTTCATTTATTTTTTCAATCAAATTAATTCTATGTTTATAAATCGTATCGTTATATATCCAAGGAATAAATTGTTCTCCTCTTCTATAACCACTTACTAATATTTTATTACCTCGTTTTAACCAACTATCTTCAATAGTTGTTTTTTTACCAGTCTCATTTATTTGAGAAATTCGTTTATTATAAAAAGCATAATGCCCCTTACTAAATTTAATATTAACAAGACCATGTGTTGTTAATAATGCAACCGAATGATGATTATTATCAGCTTGAACAACTGTACCAGCAATACGAGAAATAGCATATTTAGGTACTGCTTTTGGTTTACCATCCACATATCTTGTATAAAATTCATATGCAATCGGTTCTTCTGAAAGTTCAAAGAAATTAACAATACCATATTTATCTTCTGGTGTATTCTTTAATTCATGGTCACCATCATAATAAGTTAATGCTTCCATAGACCATGCTTCAGGAGTACCGCTTGCATATTTATTCCACGCCTCGTCAAATAAAGCTTGATTATATTTATTAATAGCATCATCTGAATTAAACCATTCTTTTAACGGTTCTATCTTCTTATCAATTTCTTTAATGAATTTCTTTTCAGACAATACATAAAATCCACCAACCACATCTACAATACTATCTTCGGTAAAATGTTCTTTAAAAAATTCTTGAGAAGGTTCATCTAAAATATAATGTCCATCATGATAACCCCTTTTTGGAATTTTAGGTTTAGTCGGGTCAATCCATTTTTCGTATAACCCTTCATCATCAAGAACATATTTTTTAAAATTAACCATCTTAACTGCAAGATTCAACTCTTCTGGTATCAGATTATACTCTACAATTTTATTAAATTGAGATAGCGTCAAACTAGTAACAGGATTAATGCAATACTTAGACAAATACCACTTCATGGTTTCTGTTTTATCTTCAGAATCAATCTCAGTAAAGCACCCGCCTTTTATCAGCTTAACCATTTGTGAGTTTTTAATAATCTTTGTATCAATCATTCTTGTTGCAAAATCTTCCATAGATGTAAAAGGTCTATTTTGAATAATTGATTGAGCTATATCTGTATTAACACCATTAATACCCTTTAAACCAAACATAATTTGATTATTTTTAATGTCTGGTGTGAATTCAAATTGGGCTTTATTAATTAATGGATGTTCTACTTTAACTCCATCCATTTGAATTGTTGCAATAGCAACTCCAATCTTATCATAATTAGTAGATTCATTTGAATCTTCATCATATGAACCAGAATTGACAATTAGATTAGCAGTTTGCCAATAAATTGGATTATATTTATAATTTAAATATGCTTCTTGCACACCTATACAACTATAGGCGAGGGTATGTGCTTTATTGAATCCATTGATGTACCCTCGGTTTCCCGATATTTATTAGGGGACTAGACTATCTCTTTAGAGTTGGTTGCTCTTTTTATCTATTATATTTTATATCCATATATACCCACTTTCTAAGCAACCAACTCTATTCGGCGCTTCCATCTGTGCTAATCTCAGATGTACATAATAGTCGTTACACCTTCCTCTACAAAGGCTTGGCACGGTATTACCTGCTATCTCTTTTTGAGACCATAGGTTCTCTTAGTCAGCGTATTTATATATATAACTGATACCGTTAGCATAGTATTTTACTATACACCGTTTTTGCATACGTTCACCGAATTTATCGTGACCACAGCTTTAGCCACGCTGGGTATATATCAAAACATACCAAACATATTTACACAAATTCTCTGAGAGATTTTTATCTTTCATATTTTGGAAGAATTCTTTTTCCAATTTATCAAAATCTTTGGGAGATTTTTTTGCAACTGCTTTTCTTAATTTATCAGCCCACTTTAAACTAAAGCCACCAATCTTAGGATGCATTGTTAACAAAACAAGATATTCTTGTGCTTCACAAATACCACATGATATACCAAGAATTTCTTTTAATATATTTTGTTCCTCTTCAGTTAATCCGTATTTGGTCATTTCATCATACCAAAGTTGAATATTATCATGAAATCTTGCGTATTTTTCAAGAGGTGTTTCAGCCCCCTTTTCCTGTGCCATAAGTCGAATAACTGAATTAATAGTAGCCAAATCATCAACTGAATGTGGTTTGACTAAAGCTAATGCTTGACGACCAGACTGTTTCTCCATTTGAAAAAGGTTAATTACTTTATGTTTGGCAATCATATCCCACATTTTAGGAGCAATTCTGTCTATGCTATATATACCTAAATATTTATTATATGTTTTTCTTAAATCACCTTGCCATTCGATTTCATTATCTTTTAATAAAAGATTTAATGTAGCATGAATAAAGTTAAGAGCATCAGTTGCAAGCAAATCTATTTTTATTAATCCTGCATCTTCACAATCATGAAGATTAAACTGTGTAATAATATCACCAGAATTAGTTCTCATTAATGCAGTTGATTCTGTTAATGGCTTATCATCAATAATAACACCACCTGCATGAGAGCCGATACCACTTATTAAACCTTCAATCTTTTGAGATACTTCCCACAATTCTGGTCTTGCATCCATTTCTCGAACAAATTCGAAAACTGGAGCATAATCTTCATTACCATAATACATGGTATGTAAATCTCTGGGTTGACCTCTATCAAATACTACTAATGAGGCTATATAAGAAGCTGTATCATTATCTATATCTAATGCCCTAGCTGCTGTTAAAATTGCACTTCTGCTTTTTTCTGTTTGAAGAGTACACACTTTTGATACTTTATCGTATCCATACGTTTCTTTAATCTTACGAATAATCGACTCACGTTTAGCAGCTTCAACATCTGTATCAATATCAAGTACACTAACACGTTCTGGATTAAGAAAACGCCAAGGATACATCTTAGTATTTTCTCGAAGAGGGTCAAGTTGAATAATATCTAACAAATATAATAAGCAAAATCCCCCACCAGAACCTCTTGATGGAGCAACAATGCTGTCAGATTCCCATGCGATTTTAACATAATCTTTAACTTGCATTAGATATGCAGACCATCTAACCTTATTAACTTCTGATGAAATCTTAATTGAAGATAAGCACTCTTGAATTGCATCGTATCCTTTTTGACATTGATAATGAGTATTCTTTTCTAGTGATTTAAGAAGCTCTCTAGTCATATGTCTGTCGGATGGATACTTAGAATGATAAAAATAATCTAATAGTTTGATTTTATCTTTATATTTATTAAATAAATCTTCATTAGGTTCAGATAAATCAAATGGTAAATAAGAAATCTGTAATTCCTTTTTTAATGAATAATACTGCATTTTATCATATATAAGCATTGTATTATCCATACCTTGTTGCACTACATCTGAACCAAGATAATCGTCCATATATTCATGAACTTCTTCTTCGGTCATTATATAAGTACTAGCATAAAATTCATCAACTTCTCTATCACCATCTGAAGCTTTCAAATAAGCCCTATGAATATCTCTATCTTCTTTTTTAAGATAATGCTCATCAAATGTAATTATAAAAGGAACATTTGTTTCTTGAGATAATTTATATAAGCATTTATTAACATATATTTGGTCTTCATGAGAATTTGGTTGCATTTCTAAAAAGAAATATCCTTCACCAAATATCTCAACCATATATTCAATCCATTCTTTAATCTGTTTCCAAAGTGTTTCAGCTTGAATTACATTTATATTTTCAATAGAACGATATTCAAGTAGTTTTCTAGGGATACTTCCTCCAAGACAGTTATGTACCACTACATCTTGGCATTTAAAAGAATGACTATCATTATTTAAACAATATACATTTTCATTTATATTTATTTTATTTACATTTTTAATGTATATCTTTTTATATATTGTATCGTTTATTTTTATATAATATTTACGTCTTTCGTTTATAGCATCTTCAAATATTTTAATAACATCATTATGAGAATAATTTTTTTCTTTTTTTAATTGCCCTAATGTATAATTACTACCAGTTATATACCATGCGTCTTTATGATTAACTCCATCTAAAGATGTATAACCTTTAGCTAATGTAATGGAATTTGGTATTCCTAAATCATATAATATATTGTGTATTTGTGTAGATAATTGTTTTGAAATAGATGCTGTAATAAATTCTCCTGTAGGATATTTTACTTTTTTATTACCTTCCCGAATTCTAAAATACCCATCAGCCAACATATAACCAAAAATTAATTCATAATCAAGTTCTTTTGAAATTCGTAAACGAGAAGGTATTTTTTTTAAATCAGCTTTTTCATTATTAAATAAATAATAAAACAATTCTATTAGTTCTCTTGAAGCTGATGATACGTCTACACGATGAGTGTTTTCTCTTTTATTTATATACCATTTTATTTTTAATTGTTCTTCAACAGGTTTTAAAAAATCATCATAAAAATATTGAAAATGAGCCTCGTTAATAGTAAAGCCAATTACAAAATTTTGACTTAATGAAGTATGACCATCCCCCAAATAAAATCCAAACAAACGCATAAGTTCAGGCGTAATTTCAATAGTTTCTGGTAAAGAATAGCGCCTATTACTATATACAGTTAAAGGAAAAAGTTTCCCATTAAATTCTGTTTTATTAATATATTCAGATTCATGATATTCGTTTTTACAAGGATATAAAAAGATGTCTTTTGAAGCACCCTTTTTAATTGTCAAATCTTCTGCTTTCACCCATTGAACTTTTTTACGATTATGCGTTATTGTTAAAAACTGGTGGTCTTTTGTACAACTAATTTTCTCATAATTACCATAAACTTCAATTTCATATCCTATATCATTATATATTCTTGAAGTTGGAAAATTTACTTTTTCCCAATCTCCATACATGTTTTTTACATAATCATTTGCATTAATTTCTTGAATTTTTTTCCAACCTTGCTTAGTCTCAATTGGAGTATCTTTGATAAAACATGCAGAAGAACCAATTAAATGACCTTTATATTTATCAAGTATTTCTTCAAGGTCAGAATAATAAGTAGGGACTCTATACATCATCGAATAAAAAGAATTTTTAGTCCAAGCAATTGTGCTTAATTCTCGCAATGCTTTATGGCCTAATGCATCAAGTGCAATTAAAATAAAGTGAGGATATATATTATGTCCAACATTTTCTGCTGTTACATAATCTGGACATAAATAAATCTCATTTCCAAATCCTACTTTAAATCCTTTATATTCTGGTGTATCTTTTAGTTTTTCAAAGAATTTTTCAGCTTCAAGATGACTCCCTAAACTTTCATGTTCAGTTAAGACACAGCCAGAAAAATTAAGCTCTTTATGTCTTGTAATAAAATCAGGGACTCTGATAATTGAATCTCTGAGTCGATAATTGCTATGGCATGTATGCCCGTGACAACTAAACATCTATTACCTCACTTTTAAAAAATCAACTTTCTCTGTTTCTTATCATTACTATAATTACTATCTTCTATTTTATTTACATCTTTGTTATTTGTCAAGTCAAGAGCATTAAACCGTTTATTAACATCCCACTTCTTTTCATGGGGACTCCATAAACTATAATATTCACATTCATTCTTGAAATCCTTATTTTTAGGATTGTTTTTATTATATGGACAATACCAACACAATGGGCATGGGCTAGGTATATAAATCCCGCTCTTTTTATTCTTATCAATATTATCTAATACAGTATTTAATTTCTTAACAATTCTTTTAGCAAATCCTGTAGTTAAAGCATTTTGTTCTTGATTTAATAAAATAAATTTATAATCACATTGAACAGGGAGTTTACCAAAATCATTCAACATTCCCATACAATAAATACTAAACTGCTGACTAGTTGGAATTTTATTATCTGGAAAAATTTTCTTTGAAGTTTTAAAATCTATACATTTTAAATCTCCTTCAGCATTAATCAAAATTGCATCAATAAATCCATGAATGATTGCTCTATTATTGAAAACAAATTCAAAATCATATTCTTCTTTAAAAGGAATCCATCCATTATAATTAAAACTATCTATATATTCGTGCAATCCTTTATCAAACTGTCCCATTTTCCAACTATACGTATGTCCTTCTGAATCTGGTTCATACCATTCTTCAAAATATTTTTTACTTAAATCTTTAATGCCAGAAATCTTCTCATCTGTATCACCATACTCAAGAAGAAATTTTAGATCATTATAATTAATCATTCCTTCTTTCCACATTTGAGCACTACGTTCAAAGACAAGATGACATACAGTGCCAAGTTCCAAAGCCAATGTAGTCTCATTTGACCTCTTGCCTTGTTCATATTGTAATGAATATCTGTACGGACAATTCTCATACACCTCTAATTTTGAATGTGAATAAGTCGGTAATTTATTTTTATCTTCCTCTGTCACAGGACGAACATAGTCTTTTAAATATTCAGCTTCTACTATATTGTTATACATATTTAATCATATTCCCTCCATTTTTTTACATTATTCATAATGATTGGATATTTATATCTCATATATCCTGAACTATAAGAAGCATTATAGCTGATAAAATCAGCGGCTTCTTCTTCTGTCATATTATCTTCTTTCATCAATGATTTAATCATCAAATCATAATCATAAACTGCTTGGTTATCCCAAGTAACTCCAATTAAAGCTCCTTCATATGATGGATTATCAAATATAATCACATCATCATATCCCAAATCTAATAGTAAATCTTTATTTGTACTTTTTGTATTTGTGTTTACATTATATTTTTCACACAAAGAATTAAATAACTCCCAATTTATCTTTTCCTCATTCATTATGTCTTACCTAAAGCCTCATTTACATCTTTCATCGTTATTAATATTTTTTCTTTCATTAGTTCTATTAAAGTATCTTTCCCCTTATCTGTAGGAGAATCTTTATATCCAAGTCTATTTTTTTTATCTAAAACTAAATAAACTTTACAATATGGAACTAATGGCGCTACCTTTTTTATTATTTTTTGATAATAAGCAGTAGCTTCAAATGAATCTGCTTCTTCATAATCTCTATCAAATCCGACTATTACTTCTTCTACTTTTAATTCCTTTAACATGATTTTAATTTGAGTAAAAGTAATATTAAATCCACATAATCCAACTACAAAACTATCATCTCTGAAATAAGAATAAGCTTGCAATACAGATTTTTCTGCTTCAACAAGCATGATTTTTTTACATTGTTTTATTTTATCTTTAACTACATGCAAACCATATAGATTGCTTCCTAATTGATGACTCAAGAATTCACCATTTATAAATAAAGGAACATATTTACCAAAAACTTGAGCGTCATAATCACTTAAATATCTTCCTCTGATTCCAATTAATCTTCCATTCATATCTCTATGAGGAATGGTAATCTGATTTGTTAATCCATAGTAACCAATCTCAAATCTCGATAAAGCTTCACGACTTATGTGTTCATCCAACCATCCCTGATAAGGGACATACCAAAATATCTCTAATATATTCTCATTAATCTCTGTTAAATTAGGAACATTTTTAGTATTCTTTTTAATTGAATTTAATCTATTAATCCATTCAAAGTCTGTAATAGTTTTTGTAGGCTCTTCTGGAGTACCTTCATATGATTTACCAGTTATCTGTGCTATCTTAGCAAGGGCTTTAAACCATGTAAGATTATGACCTTTCAATCTTGATGCTCGAATAACTAGTTCAATTATTCCGTAACTATCTGAACAGGTAAAACAATGGAATCTGCGAGAATCAATATAATAAACCAATTTATGAGGACTATCACCGCCATGACAAATTGCTGTCGAAAAAAGTAAGTTCCCCTGAGAATCCTCTTTATACTCAGGACTCCCCATCTCAGTACAAATTTTAATTATATCTTCTTTAGTAAGTGAATTAAGAATTGCATCCTTATCTAAATATGGCATTACAATCCCTCCTTACCAATCAAATGCTGCTTTAGTCTGTACTGGTTCATCATCATCCTCTTCTACTGGTGAATCTGCAACTCTACTTGCTAATACAGAATGCTCTTGAATCTTTGCTTCAACTTGTTCTATCTGAGTAAAGTCAATATCAATTAGATTAAAATCAAAATCAGTTACGAATAATGCTTCCTCATCCATTGTCCCAAGATTTGTTTTACTCCAAATAATAATATGAGTAAGCCGACCTCTTCTGACTTTATATACCCAATGACCAATATCTGGCATTGGGATATTAAATTTTCTTTGAAGAATGGTTTCAAGTTTCTCCTGCTCAGACCTGCTTGGACGCATTGAAATAATACCTACATCAAGTTTATTCGCCAAAGCCTTACTGCCAGCAAGAAGATTTTGGTCTTTATATGTAGCCATTTGTGCTTCACCATTAAGCTGAGAAGCCGTAAAAATAAATACATCAAGTTGTTGCGCAATTGTTTTAAGTTCAGTAGCAAACACAAGTAACAACTGATGTTCTTTTAGTCCCATTCTTGATTTACCATTAATCTCAGACATAAGTCTCAATGAAGTGCTGATATAATCAAAGAAAAAATACTCTACACCAAATTCTCTATTATATTTTTTAATTATATTTTTAATATCTTCAATAGAAAAATCTGGTATATGAACTATATATAAAGGACTTGATTCAATATATTCAATAGCCTGTTTTACTCTTTCAAGTTCACCTTTTTCGTATGTTCCATAAAGGATATGTTCCTCATTTACTTTACTGATTGCTGCATAAAGAATAGTTTGAATTTCATCAACTGGCATCTCAGTCGTAATATAAAGAGTAGGCTCAGATAATCCTGTATATTTAAAACCCTGTTTCTTTTTATCATATATATATGGTACTGCCATCTTGCAAGCGTCTCCAGCTGCATATCTAGTATTATGAGTAACAATAAAATCGTTCATCAAAAATAATGAATCTTCCGCATCCACGGTAAAGCATGTCATGTCTTCGAATCTATTTGTTTTAATTATTTTTTCAATTCCTATTGAATCACTATCGTGAAAAATAATATTCATATTCATACGATTCTGAATAATATTTACATATTTCGGAATAGAAACCATTTTTAATTTATTATCAAGAGAGGCTGTAATAGAAATCTCATAACATATATGTTCTTTTCTTCTATCTTCTCGAACACCACCTGTTAATCCTAAACTTCTAATAAGTGTTAAAATATCTTCACTCATCTTTTTACTGGTTGTTGAAAATCCTACTCTTGCTTTTTTATCTACATGACCATCTGTATCAATTAATCCTTTTAATAATTCATACCGCTGTTCAATGCTTCCTAATAAATAATCTTCAGGGATAAATTTTTCATTGGAGTATTTTTGAATCAATTCAGGATACTCTTTAAGAATATCTTCTACTCTAACTTTAATATAAGTCCTCTTTGTAGTTACATCATATCTGGGATTTTTATAATAAAATGTAAAAGTATAATTTATGTTAGAATTCCTACTAAATCTCCAATCCATTATTGTTGCAATTTTATTAGGAAGATAATCATCTTCTGAAGAATAGCTCAATTCTTTATTTGAACTAGTAAATCTGAAACTCCCATCTCCTAATAACAATCCCATAACATAAGGAGGAATTGAATAATCTTTTTCTGGATATTCTACTGCACTATTTAAAGGAATTCTGAAATGGCAAGAGCTGTTTCTACAATCTCTTAATCCGTACTTTCTATTATTTGCTTCTTTAATTATATCTTTTAAAGAATTAGTTTTATATCGTCCTTGAGCATATGTTTTATATGTCCACAAGTGTTCTTCGCAACATTCTGCAATTCTTCCATCTGTAAATACAATTTGATAAACTTGTTTTTTTTCTGGTTGAGGATGAATTTTTAATACTTTTGTAGGTTTACCATTCTTTCCAAATAAATAATCTCCCTCTTTAATTTCATCAACTCTTTTATAACCATTGGGAGTAGGGATAATAGTATAGTTAGGAAGTGCTTTGCCCTGTCCCTGAAGGAGAGACCTCATATACAAACAGCCTTTTCTAGCACCTCTTGCAACTGTATTTAATCCATTGTTGTTTAACGGTAATCCCACATCAGGAATCTTCATTAAATCTTCAATCAATTCAATACCACCATCAGCTGCTTGAACCTCAGTAGTAAGAGTGTTTGTACAATATTTCATCGTAGGATTGATAACTAAACTGGATTCAACCATTGATACAATATCTTGTTCAGTATAATTATCAAATTTCTGCTGTTCTGTGTTAGCGTGAAATTCATCTACCGAAGTATCATAAATAAACTTGGTATCAAGTCCTTGTTTTTCATAATATCTAAGCAAAGAATATTTTCTAAGTCTATGATAATAATAATCATAATTTTCAAGACTACTTAATTCTTTGATATTATTTAAATATTCAAGTCCTCTATTCTCTTGAAATATTCTGTATTGGTCTTTAAAACCGCTAAGATATGAATCAATAGCAAATTCATCAATTGTTTTACAACCTTGCATACTAAGATTATAAATAGCCACAAATAATAAATCATAAAAAGTTTCTGTATTAAAATCTTCTCTATCAAGTGGTCTGTCTATATCTTCTACAAGGGTGGGGTCTTTCATAAGACACCCCAATGTATTAGCATATGCTCTTTTGTCTGTTAATGCCTCGTACATTTATTCCTCTTCTCCAATTGATGTTATATCAATTTGTTTTCGTTTCTTATGTTTTGGGTCTATATAAATTATTTTATTTTTATACATCCCATTAATATCTTTATTTTTATTATTTTCTTCAATTTGTTTTACTGTATGATAATGTTTTTCTGCCTTATCATAATAATAAGGAATCAGACCAACAATATCATCAGTAAATTCTTTTTCGAGAATATTATGCATGTAAGTTAATGTTTGATACATCTTCTGATATGTAAAATCATATTGTTGGATATATCTTTCGGTAACCGCATAAACTTTAACAGGTAATTTATCACCTAAAAATTTTCTTAAATAATCATAATATAATTTTTTTTGAATGTACTGTTCTTCAGTAATAGAATCTTTTAATTCCGCTTTTGGTTTAGGAGGTCTTCCTCTTTTTTTTGCTGCTTTTTGTTCTGCTTTTTCTTCAAGTTTTTCAGTCTTATCTACATGAACCGCTTTGATTGCAACTCTAAAACAAGCGCTATGAGCATATCGCCCCTTATAAGGAACAGAATCATTATTATCTTCTATCGGTTTACCACATAGAAGACAAACTCGTTTTCTACCTCTGGACATTACCAATCAACTCCTGCGAATTCTTTAAAATATTCAAGCATCTTATCTTCTTCTGGGAAGAAAGGGTCTATTTTCTTTTCGGAATATACCCATCCTAAAAAATTAGACATTAACTGCCCAAATCTCCAATCTGGAAATTGAGTTTTGTGAATTTCTCTTAATTGAAAATAAAAACTATCAAGTCTATTTGGGTCTCTCATTGTATTCTCCTTTAAATTTCTTCAAATTCTTTTTGTATTTCTTGTATTTTTGTTTCATTTTTAAGTTTTTGCTGAACTAAAAAATTAACTAAATCACCATAATCAATGGTTCCTATAGGAGTCGCAACCCAAGCATCATTTAGTCGAATTTGAATATCTTGCATTTGTGTGCCTTTTAAACGGTCAATTACTCTTTCAAATGCGTTATTTTTATCTTTCAAATGTTTTATTTTATTTTGTAAATGATTAGCTCTATCAAATTGTTCTTGCGTCATTTTATTCTCCTTGTATAGATAAAAGCGGTATTATGCTTTTATTTATATACATTAATACCGCTTTTTATGTTTGTCAAGTTTGTTATAGTTGTATGTTTTATTTACTTGTTAGAATCTCTTAATTCATATTTACCTAACTCAAATGCTTCTTCTGGTGTATAATTACAATTATTTAATCTTGCTTTTGTTCTAAAATAGTCAAGATTTAATTCGTCACACCATTGAGATAAAGTTTGGGTTTTACCCTTATAAGTAATTAATTTGTTTTTTGATGTATTATTGGCTTGCTCTTTATAAGTTATCCATCGACAATTACTTGGTTCATAATTACCATTAGAATCAATTCTATCAATGGTCAATTCATCTGTATAACCATGAGATAAAGCCCACTCTTTAAATGTAAACCAATCATGCCATTCAGGGCATACTTTAATTCCTTTATCATAATATAAATGTTGGTCATTTTGATTAGGGCGATCACATCGTTTAATCATAGTATGCCAAATACTTGCTAATCTTTTGTGTTGTGCTGTATCACCTTTCCATTTTGCTGTTTCCTTATTTCTTTTTGCTAATAATTCTTTTTTAAAACAACCACAAGACGATGTTGTTCCATTAGTTAAACTGTTACTACTAACTTCTTTAGTATTCCCGCAATCACATTTACATAACCACATTATTTTCTTGGTTCCAGATCTACTATAACAATCCATTGCTCGATGTAAAACAGTCAATCTTCCAAATTTTTGCCCAGTTAAATCTCTATATTGTCCCATATTTATTTACTCTACTTTATTATTTGCAAGAAACGATTGAATATCATAAATAATAGTTTCAATCTGCTGTTCCTGACCTCGTTTAAGTTCTGAAGCTTTTTTATCAGCACCCAAATTATCAGTTACAATCAACTGTAAGTCTTCCAGATAACCGTTTTCTGCCATCTTTTCTCCAAGTTCTTGCATTTCTTTCATTAAATCTTCATAAGATTTTCTTACTACTTCTCTAGCGGCTTTTTGCTCTTCAAAGGTTACAGCTTTAATACCTTCAGCTTTTTCTTGATTTTTAATAGCTTCGATAATTACATTTTCCAAATTCTCAGCAGTAAACTCTTCAATTTTTGTAGTAGGAAGATAATCAAATCTACTTCTAGCAAAAAATCTATCTGTTTCTGCGAGATAACCAGAAGATTTAATAATTTTTCCGTTTTCGTCTACTCCGTTAGATTCTACATATACTGTTACATCCGTAGCATCAAGAATAGGAGAGAGGCTTCTTTTATCAGCTTTTGGACTAATATAACCTGTCTCTGGATCAGCTTGTGCGTGAGCAATGAAATAAACACAATATCCAGCCTTCGTTAATTTGTTAATTTGTTTCCAAAATTCCGTGGCGTATTCAGACCATAAACCATAGCCCGATCTTCCAGAGGCAATTGAGTCAGCTCCATATTTCTGGCATACATATTCTTGACAATACCTAGCCGCTGGTTCAATAGAATCAAAAATAATAGTTGAATACATTTCACGAGCTTGAGCAACGGTACTAGAATCTGTAAGCTGTTTGTTAATTTTTATAAAATCGCTCCATTTTTCAATAGGAACATAATTGATTCCTGCAATTGCATTTAAACCTGCTTCGAAAGGTAGATAAAGAGGTTTTTTCATTCTTGTTGCTTGTTTTGTTTTTCCTAAATTATTACCGCCATAAACAAGAATAACCTTTCCCTCTAAACCTTTAGCAACTACTGAAACTTGAGGATTAAAAATATCAACTGTTACTGCCATAAATTATTTCTCCTTATATATTATTTACTAAATTATATTTCACTAAATTATATTTATTATTTTATTAAAATGTGCCGTCATAATATATATAACGGCACATTAACCACATTACAATCACATCTCAGGTTCAGCACCAATTTCAATATATTCAATACAATCCAGATTATAAAAACCAATCCATCTTTTATCTTTAATTACAATAAAATATTTCCTGTCATATCTATAATCTGTATATTCATTTGGTTTATAATGACAAATATCACCATTCTGAAAAACGATTGTTATATATTCATTATCCATATATTATATCCTTTTTAATTACCAACCAAGCTGTCTTCCTCTACTAGCGCCAGAAGGTTTTGTATTATTAGCAGTATTTGTTTTAGGCTTGTTCTGCTCTTCTTTAATTCGCCTGTCTCTTTCATCAATAGCAGCCTGAATTGTATCGGGATTATAAGGAATCTGATTTCCACCCTTTACAACTTCTTCCTCAGTCTCTGCATTATAAGCAGGAGAACCACCAGTTACGACAAGTTCATTGATAAAGTTTGCTTTTGTTTCTTTTTTAACACCAAAAGCCATAGGTCTTTCAATTGTTTCATAAGTAACATTCTGAACAATTTCACCGTAAAATCTAGCAGTCTGTTTAGGCTCATAGGTATTAGATACAACATCAGCAAGTTCTTCAGGAACAAAAAGTTCAAGAGGTTCAATTCCATTATAAGTAGGAATCCATCCAATAATCTTATATCTTCCAGTCTCTTCCCCATCTTTATTCATCTCTGGGACAAGAGTTTTAATATACATTTCTACTTCGAACTCAGCCTTGGGTTCATAGTCTTGATTGGGCTTAATTCTATTAAAGAAATTACTTGTATAACTTACAATCTCATTGCCATTATTATTATTTCTAAAAAGATTAATCTGACCAGATGTTCTTACTCTATCAGCCTCATCAGCACCATTATCTGCAATAGACTTATATTCATTCATAACAGTCATTACACCTGTAAAAGTCTTATTCTCAGTACCATCTTTCTTTTTGTCAGCGCATCTTACTCTCATCTGGACAAAATTAGTGTCAGAGGTCTTAATTGTAATAGTTCCTTCAATAGTTCTTACACCATTTTCCGTCTTCATTTCAAGTTTCTTGTCAGAAACAATACCAGCTACTGTAACTTTCGCATCTGCCTGTCTAAGATTTGTCTGTCTTACATTATTTTCTTTTACATTACTATCCATTATTATTTCTCCTTATTATTATATTTACTTATTTAATAGTTATTTATTTTGAATCTGCGTTAGCTCTTTTAATTGCTTCTGCAAGAATCTCAATCTCACGTTCTTTCTTTTTAGCCGCTCTCTTCTCTCTACGCTTCTGCTCTTTAATCTTTTTATTCTTTTCAATAGCTTCTTTTTCAGTATAGTATTTCTTAGCCGCTTCTTTGAATTTACAATGATTCTTATAAGCTTTCATTCCTTGTCTAATAACTTTGTTATAAACATTTGTTTCACCAGAAATACCATACAATCTTTTCATAAGTTCTCTAGTAACGCAAATTGAAATACCCACTTCAAGATTGAACTCATCACCTTCATCACAATAAGCAGTCTGTACACTACCATTTTCAAAATATACAATAGTAGCTACAGGAACTTCTTTTTTAATTACTGAATAATTACCATTTTCATCTCGTTTTGTCTCATCTACAAATACTTTCTTTTCATACTTAACATCAACATCTGTAATTTTAATCATTTTTTCTTCCTCTCTTTTATTTAATTCATTTGTAAATTCATTTATAAATTTAATATAACTTTCATTATTAATATAACTTCCATAATTTTTATAATCGAATGTTATAAAAGGTACACTATTATTTAATGTATCAAGTGCTGTATCAACAGTTATCGTACATTCTTCTGGGTTAAAAGAAGTTACCAATTCTCCTGTTATAGAATCAAATAAATTTACACTATCAATTTTAGTTGTTATAGAATCTAGACAATCTTCATACATATTATTCTTTCCTTTCTTAATATATATTATTTACATGTTTTATTTATAATATCTTATATCATTGTTAATGTCAAGGTCTATTTCGTTATCATATTTAATAATGGCAATTACACTTTTACAATGTGGGCATCGCAATAATTTAGTACTATAAAATGATGCCGATTCATCCCACTCTTCAATTGCTTGATTTTTGTGGGGGTTTATTCTCTTGCCACATTTTTTGCATATCATATTTCATTTTAATCCCCCTTTCTTTAATTAATATAAAAAATATATAGTAAAAGCAGGAATCGAACCTGCTCTTAAACTCAAATCTTCTTAAGTTTTGTGCTCCTATTTTACACTATTTTACTACTTTATTTAATAATGGTTGTTAGCAATACAACCATTAATAGCTCCTTCGGGGATTGAACCCGAATCTGCACCTTGAAAGGGTGCTATCCTATACCTTTTAGACGAAGAAGCCATAATTCACATACCACTCATAAAGGCACGCAAACAATCTCCAAGCTGGATTAAGTGTTATGTGAGAATAGTTTACTTAACTAGTATTTCAACTACCGTTTTTTGTGATTGTCTTCTTTTAAGGACGTATCCTTTGCTTTACTATCTTTTGAGTCCGAAGACTAGATAGACCGATTTTTTAAAATAAGTTAATAGAGAGTCTGGGATTCGAACCCAGCTTAAACCTTGCTAGGGCTTACGTCTTATAAGGACGTGGCTCTTACCTAATGAGCTAACTCTCTATAATAATAAGCATGTTTACCCGAACGTCCTCTTGGTGGAATATTATAGCGCACTAACCATTTACCAACCGCTCTGTCTGATACCCCATATTTTTGTGCTATTTTTGTATTAGGCATAATAGGAATTAATTCTAATAACTCTTCTTTTGAAGGTATATTTTTTATAATATTTTTTTTGTAACACTCTGCACACATTTTTGCATCAGATGATTTATTATTTTTTCCACAAACAGGACATATATTTTTATTTATTTTTTCTGGACATATATACGCCCCATCTTCATTTAAAATCGCTTTCACCCCATTATGATATGCAATATGGTCACTATTTGTTTTAAAAATCATTAAATTGTCAGGATTATTATTTGTTTTATTATAATCAATATGATGTACACATTCTTCTGGTTTTAAAAGTCTTCCTAATATCTGTTCTGCAACAAGTATATGTTCATACACACATCCATTATCATATGCTCTTGGATGTTCTGGATAATAATATGCTATATATCCATTAATATTAATTTTTTTATCTTTATTATACATTTATATTATATACCTTTCATTTATAATCGTGAATCTCCGCTGTGAGAATCGAACTCACAATGAGGATTTCCTCGCAGGATTAAAAGTCCTGTGCCATAAGCCATTAGGCGAAGCGGAGTAATTAATCATTTTCAATTTTTTTAAAATGTTTTTTAAAGAAATTTTCTCTTAAATACAAATAACCTGTATTCCATTTACTATCATCATTTTCTTTTTTTAATTTATATAATTTCTTTTTTGGAATAGGCTCTCTTATAACAATATAAAAGTCGCCTTCATTAACTGTTCCACCATTACCACAATCTTTACCATAGCGGTCATATTTAGTTTCAAAACTTTTTACACATTGATATTTATCCATAATAATTTTCCTTAAAGAGGAAACCCTAATTGCAATGCAAGGAATCGAACCCCATCTTCTGGCAAATCAGACCAGTGTGCTACCACTACGTCATATCCTTATTAACCCTATCAAATTCAATTACATCAGCTTCGCCACATCCAGCAGTTTTGACTTTAATAGTTTTATAATATATTCTATCATCTTTAAAATTTTTCTTCAGAAGCCTGACCGCATCCTTATAATGCGATCCATTATTTTCAACCTGATAACGACACCAGTCATTAATTTGCTTTCCAGTACATGTTTGATTAAGTTGTAAAGAAAGTGGATTTAACATATTATTAACCTCCTTATATCCGTCTGTATTATTTGTAACTAATACAGAGTCGAGCAGACAAGAGTCGAACTTGCTTTATCTCTCCGTCCCAAGCGGAGCGCCATACCGTTAGGCGACTGCTCGTTGATTAGTTTGTTTTATACAACACGTCCTTTCCATACAGGACACATTAAAAAATACATAGAATGTGGCATGAATTTTTTAATATATTGCTGTAAGTGTCTCTTTATTTATTTCAGGATACTAATCACTTGGTAAAAGATTTGCAGTCTTTTTGAATAAAATTGCTGTTCGTATCCCATGCGGTTTACTACATCATGTCAGTACCACGGACAGTAGAAGATTCGAACTTCTCCACCGCAAGTCTCCATAACACCGCCCAATGGTATACGGCATGATGTAGTATATTTTATTTTAAATACAGCTTCCTAACTCATGAACAGGAACTAAATTAAATGTTCTCTATTCTTTACAACCTTCGCTGCAAGGTTCAATTGAGTACACCCGAAGGGAATTGAACCCTCACCCTCTTACGAGGAGCAGATTTTAAGTCTGCCACGGTTGCCTGTTACGTCACGGGTGCATATATTATTTTTATATCATATTAACAATATTCCCAAATGTATTTATGATATGATTTTCTATATCCTTTTAAAGCTCTCCAAATGCTTTTCATTGTTGCACGATAATTGTTATTTGTAAAATAACGCCCTGCATCTGCTAAAGAATCAAAATATATTACTTCATTTGTTAATTTATGAGTTCCTTTAATTTTCTTAGAATTTACATTATTACCGCCAGTTCTATCAATACCTAATACATTCTTAGCGTGTTCCATATTTTCTTTTGGTGTTACCCATTCTAAATTCTCAGCATTATTATTTATTTTATTTCCGTCTTTGTGATTTACTTGATTTTTATTTACATCATTATTAGGGATAAATTGTTTTGCAACTAATGTATGTATTGCAAATCCTTTTACTGTATGATTAACATAAAAATTAATCATGCAATATCCTTTATGATTCAAACTATACTTTAATGGTTTCCCATTTTTTCCATACACAACACCATTTGTATCTACTTCATATTCTTCATAACCTTTAACAGGTTCTCTTTTATATTCCACATAATTCACCGCCTTTTTAAAACATAAACGGACACAGCAAGCCTCGAACTTGCGACCCCATGCTTAACAGGCATGTGCTACCACCAACTGAGCTATGTGTCCAGATTGCCGAGTATACGGCAGACCAATACAGGTATTAGTCTCTTTGAATTGCGAAATATTTTTACTTCCTTCCGCTCACTTTACCCATAGAAAGATTTTAATAAGCATTGCAGTACAAGGTCACAATCATGACCTCACGACCATTTCAGTCGATTTATTCCTATAATATAGGGTAAAATATATATTATTTATCCTATATTATAGGGTGTCCTTGTCGGACAAATATATTATTCAACAGTTACAGGTTCATACCTATGACTGAGAATACACTTATGCATAAATTCTACAGAATTCATACCAATAGAACCAATAAGATTTTTAAAAGTTCCAGCACTCTGTCCGCTTACCAAAACCACACCCTTGCGATTTGCATCAGCATGAAAAGTATCATGTCTTGAATCGACTTGCCAGAATATAATCTGAGGAATTTCATATCCGTATTGAGCAAATCTTGCTCTCATTTCTTCATAAAAACTCCAATTCTGACCACCACACCAATCAAATTCCATATCAGAAATAATGATTAATGACTTAGGCATTTCATCAACTG